ATTAGAATATGGTCAAGAAGCATTAACTGGCCGTGGTTCAATTCAACTTGAAGATTATCACGATTACTCTACAGGTCAACCGGCATTCTTAATGAATGAAGATTTTGTAGCAACTAATATTCAAACTCAATCGCCTTATGCAGGTAATTTAGATATGAATACTGAAGCAGGTTATGATACAGTATCAGTAGCTGATGATATACTTGACTTCACAGAGAGAAACCCATTTGGAGAGATTGACGAATAATGTTTGGAACACATTTTTATAACGAAGGATTAAGAAAGTTAACAATTGCATTTGGTCAGTTGTTTAACAATATTATAATTCAAAATACAAGTAGCACAGGTGCAGTTACAAGAAGAATTAGAGTGCCTCTAGCATATGCACCAAAAGAAAAGTTTATTGTAAGATTAGAACAACAAGCTAACTTACAAGATGACAGAGAGGTTGCTGTTACATTACCTAGATTAGGTTTTGAAATTACAGGTTTACAATATGACGCAAGTAGAAAAATTAATAAAGTACAAAAAACTATAAGAGTAAAATCAAATGAAGATGGTAAGGTACAAAATTTTAACTATGCACCTGTACCCTATAATATAAATTTTAGTTTATATTCTTTTACAGCTACTGCTGAAAATGGTCTACAAATTATTGAACAAATTTTACCATTCTTTCAACCAGAATATACTGTAACAATGAGAGTTATACCAGAGTTAGATATTGTTAGAGATATTCCTATTATTTTAAATAGTGTAAACTATGAAGATACTTATAATGGAGAGTTTACAAGTAGAAGAGCTGTAATTTATACACTAGCATTTACAGCTAAAACATATCTATATGGACCTATGAGTAATCAAGGTATTATTAAAACTGCTCAAGCAGATTTAGGTTCAGACACAGATAGTCCTTTGACTAGAGAAGAACGAATTGTAATTACACCAAATCCAACAAGTGCTGACGCAGATGATGATTTCGGATTTACAACAACCATAACAAGTTATACGGACGGAAAGAGATATAATCCGGTGAGTGATACAGATGAGTAAACTGGAAGATAATGTAAATGAAATTTTAGGCATTGAAAAGAAAGAAGAAAAATTTTCTTTAAAAGAGTTTGAACAACCAGCTCCTGTGCCTAGAAAAGTAGATGAAACAAAAGATGATATTGATAATGATTATGTTCATAGTAGAGATAATTATTACAATCTTATTGATAAAGGTAACGAAGCAATTGAAGGTATATTAGATATTGCAAAAGAAGGACAACACCCTAGAGCTTATGAAGTTGCAGGTCAATTAATTGGTCAAGTTGCACAAACGGTTGATAAACTACAAGACTTGCAAAAGAAACTAAAAGATTTAAAAGAAGTACCAGGTAAAACTACTGCTAATATTAAAAACGCTTTATTTGTAGGTTCAACAAATGAATTACAAAAAATGTTAAATAGGAAAGACAATGAAATTATTGAAGGCGAAAGCGGAACACCAGAAAAAGATAATACTGGAAATAAGTAAAATTCATTACATCAAAACTATGACGCCTTTAACAGAGTTGTTAAATGGTGAAGAGTTACAAAATCCTATAGAAGTAAGACAACATACATATTCATTGAAACCTAGAAAGGGAGTAGGTGGTAAACCCTATGCAGAAAAACAATATTCAGTATTCAGAGGCAGTCAAAGAGTGCAAGCTGCCATTAAAATGGGTTACACTCACATTGAGGGAATTGTTGTAAATGACTGACGCATATCTAGGTAATCCAAATCTTAAAAAAGTAAACACACCTGTTGAATTTACTAAAGAACAAATTTTAGAATATCAAAAGTGTGCTAACGACCCTATTTACTTTATGAGAGAGTATATACAAATTGTATCTCTTGATGAGGGTTTGGTACCTTTTAAGATGTATCCATTTCAAGAACATATCGTAAGGACAATACATGACAATCGTTTCACAATTTGTAAATTACCTAGACAAAGTGGTAAATCAACCACTACTATTTCATATCTATTGCATTATGCCTTATTTAATCCTAATAGTAATATTGCTATCTTAGCAAACAAATCATCAACTGCTAGAGACATATTAGGTAGACTACAACTTGCTTATGAAAACTTACCAAAGTGGATGCAACAAGGAGTTATAAATTGGAACAAAGGTAATATTGAATTAGAAAACAAATCTACCATTGTTGCGGCTGCCACATCTTCAAGTGCTATTCGAGGTGGTTCTTTTAATATTATTTTCCTTGATGAGTTTGCTTTCGTGCCTGCTAATATTGCTGAGATGTTTTTTAGCTCTGTTTATCCTACAATATCATCTGGACAAAAAACAAAAATGATTATCGTATCTACACCATATGGTATGAATCAATTTTACAAATTATGGACAGACGCAGAAAATAAAAGAAACGATTATATACCTATCGAAGTACATTGGTCAGAGGTGCCAGGTAGAGATGAGGCTTGGAAAGAGGCCACAATTAGAAACACCTCACCTGAGCAGTTTCAACAAGAGTTTGAGTGTGAATTTTTAGGTTCTGTAAACACACTTATTAGTCCAGCAAAAATTAAAAATATGGCCTTTAAACAGCCTATAAAATCAAATGCAGGTTTAGATGTCTTTGAGGATCCTATAAAAGATAAAACATATGTTATAACAGTTGATGTTGCAAGAGGTGTATCAAAAGATTATTCAGCATTTGTTGTATTAGATGTATCACAAATGCCTTACAGAGTTGTTGCAAAATATCGAAACAATGATATTAAACCTTTGTTATTTCCACATACTATTGAACAAGTTGCAAAGGGATATAATCATGCCCATGTGCTGGTCGAAACCAATGATTTAGGGCAACAGATTGCCGAATCTTTACAGTTTGAGTTAGAATATGATAACCTGTTAATGACTACAAATAGAGGCAGAGCGGGACAAATTTTAGGTGCAGGATTCTCAGGTCGTGGTGCAGGTTTTGGTGTTAAAATGACCAAACAAATTAAAAAGATTGGCTGTGCTAATATTAAAACACTTGTAGAATCAGATAAGATTTTTATAAACGACTTTAACATTGTTGAAGAGATGAGTACCTTTGTAAAAAGAGGTCAATCATGGCAGGCTGAAGAGGGCAATACAGACGATTTAATGATGTGTTTAGTCATTTTTGGTTGGTTATCTAATCAGCCATTTTTTAAAGAGCTGACTGATACAAATGCAAGACAAATGTTATATGAAGAACAACAATCATTAATTGAACAGGATATGGCGCCTTTTGGTTTCATAGATGACGGCACACCAGACCACGAAAAAGTTGAAGTGGATGAGTACGGAGATGTGTGGCATCCAGTTGTAAGAAAAGGCCTCTAGTTTTAACTTATTATAAATATCAGTAAGGTTGAATTTTGAATATGGGCATAAGAAAACTTATGAGTATTGAATATTTTAAAATTATAATTAGCTAATTAAAAGGAGAAACCTAAATGGCATTTCAAGTATCACCAGGTGTTCTCGTACAGGAAAAAGACCTTACTAGAATTATACCGGCTGTTTCGACTTCTATAGGTGCTGTTGCTTTTCAAGCGACACAAGGACCTTTAGATGAAGTAGTTAGTATTTCTAGCGAACAAGAATTAGTTTCAACATTTGGAAAACCTAACTCAACTACATTTGAGGGATTTTTCACTGCTGCTAACTTCTTAGCATACTCTAATTCTTTAAGAGTTGTCCGTGTACAGAATTCATCTGTATCAAACGCTACTGAATCAGGTTCAGCGTTTGTAGTAAAAAATACGACTGATTACCAAGATAACTATGCTGACGGTTCTGCTTCTGTTGGTTTGTGGGCAGCTAGAACAGCTGGTGCATGGGGAAACAATTTAAGAATTGACTCATGTCCATCTGCTACTGTTTACGAAGAACTAAACAAAACTACTGTTGCTGACGCCGCTATGGCTGTTGGTGATACTGTAGTTACAGTTACATCAGGAACAGGCATAAGTGCAGGCGACATAGTAAACTTTGGTGACAACTATGAATATAGAGTTGTTAGTGTTGCAACTAACGACTTAACAATTGTTAGAAAAGAAGAACCACAATACTTCACAGCTTCAGACTCTTCAGGTTTACATGCAGAACCGACAAACGGTGCTCAAGTAAGAAGAAGATGGAGACATTACGATTTATTTGACAAAGCACCAGGAACTTCACCATATGCACAAGCAAACGGTGGTTCAGGTGACGAGTTACATATCGTAATTGTTGACGAAGATGGTGGTATTTCAGGAACTAAAGGTGAAGTTTTAGAAACTTTTGGTGCAGTATCAAAAGGTTCAGACGCAAAAACACCTCAAGGTTCTACTAACTACTATCCAGATGTAATTTACAATTCATCAAATTACATTTACTGGATGGACCATAACGCTTCAGGTTCAAACTGGGGTAGCGCAGTATCAGGTACAACTTTTACTTCCGTTACTACAGTAAGTGAAGTATCACTACAAAGTGGTGCTGATGGTTCAGCTGCAACTACAGCTCAAAAGTTATCTGCTTATGAAAAATTTGCAGACGCAGAGACAGTTGATGTTGGACTAATCATGGCTGGTAATGGTGACGCTACTCACATTGACAACTTAATTACAGTTGCTGAAAATAGAAAAGACGCAGTTGTATTTGCTTCTCCAGAGAGAGCAGATGTTGTTGGTGTAGCAAACGCAAATACACAAAAAGATAATGTTGTAGGATTCTTTAACGGTATCCGTTCATCTTCTTATGTTGTGTTTGATAGTGGTTACAAATACCAGTACGACAGATACAATGATGTTTACAGATATGTACCTTTAAACGGTGACATAGCAGGTTTAGCTGCAAGAACAGACCTAGTAGCAGACAGTTGGTTCTCACCAGCAGGTCTTAACAGAGGTATTGTTAGAGGCGCAGTTAAATTAGCATTTAATCCACAAAAATCTCATAGAGATGAGTTATACAGAGCTAGAGTAAATCCTGTGGCAACATTCCCAGGACAAGGAACTGTATTATTCGGAGATAAAACTGGACTATCTGCTCCTTCAGCATTTGATAGAATCAATGTTAGAAGACTGTTCATCACTTTAGAGAAGGCAATCTCAACTGCTTCTAAATTCCAACTCTTTGAATTCAATGATGAGTTTACAAGAGCAAACTTTAGAAACATTGTAGAGCCTTTCCTAAGAGAAGTACAAGGTAGACGAGGTATTACAGACTTCTTAGTAGTCTGTGATGAAACTAATAACACAGGTGAAGTAATTGATAGAAATGAATTCATAG